TGCTCGCCATTGCTTGCATCACCGTAATGTCCTCTTCTGTGTAGTGCATCACCTTTGCGCACTCAATTAGACACCACAATGCAGACAAGATCATCTGGGATGGTAATCGTTGATCATACTTGCTATAATCACCACCAATAATCCTATCTTTTCCAAAATGTAAGACATGGGATTGAAACTCTTCCCACTCCGGCCCGTGTGAATTAATACCTACTGCGCACTCACTCAACAATGGATGTAGTTGTAGAATGCGTAATATTGGTAAGAAATACTTACGAATCAGGAAAGTGAGAATTACGGGATTGCCATAAAATATCCGGCACTTCCCTTCTTTCCCCAATATCTCGTCTTTTTTGCACGCTTTGGCTATAGTGTTGGCTCTAAGGCCCTGACGATATAGAGATTCGACGCGCTCAATTTCTGCGTCGATCTCCGGTACAAATCGCCGATTGTTTGGATGTTCGTTCGTTGGCTCCATTTCTATTACATACGACCGTTTAGTTCCCTTGAGGGGGATACCAGCGGATGTGTTCAACTTTATTGGATCCAAAAATTTCTTCCCAGGTATGCCACACAAATTGTCTAAGTATGACAAAGGGCTAGTGTCCTTCCAAAGTTCGCTAGAACATAGAAGGACTAGAGGGCGAACGTAATCCTTACACGCGTACTGAACATGCGTGCTTGGTAATGATACACCAGGTCTCGCTAGATTGGCTAAACATGTCTGCCAACCGAACCACTCAGGCCGCATCTTGGGAGGATGGTATGTATCAGGTACTCCAGTAACTCGTGTCAAAACTTCACTCATAGGTGTGGTCATAACGTGCGTCCTTGAAGTACTAGTAACGCCAGAAGAACCGCAATATCGAAATTGGCCATCGGTCAAAAATCTTATGGCACTCTTGCGCAGTGGCTCGTTCTCATATGCCAAAGATGCTCCTAAACATTGTCGTTCAAAAGTGCTTTCACTGCCGCCAGCTAACACACCAGGCATTGATTCAAGTTTCTCCCGAGCAGCTGAAATAGCCCCCTGGGTAAGTGCGCTAGCACAACCCTTTGGTGTATCTGCTTTACCACCGACATGTATTCCCAAAATGGAAAAACCACCATGCGGAGTCAAGAGTGGAGCGCCACACAATCCACTGAATGTGTTCATCGACAATCTATCGTAAAACCATCCTTGGAAGTGTGGTCCCCCATTATTAACCCTCGCTAGATGTGCTAATCCTTGGGCATCAAGGAAACTTCCATCTTTCTTTCGCCATCGCATAAAAGTTTGCACCGATGTGAGATCATTCAAAGGAAACCATTTCGTAAGATTCCTAAATGATCCACCAGTGGAAACGTAACACAACGAAGTGTCGCCTCCACACTGGACAGACAGCGATTTCGAAATTAGGCACTGGAATGAATCCCCAATACGCGCCTGGTCCGTGTACATCAATTCCGTTCTCAATTCGTCTCCATACTCGAAGTAATGAGTTGGAACCAATATCAAGTTAGTGTCGACGTACAACACATTCAACATGTACACATCATCGTCCTTCTTCAACCTTGCGTAAAACAAATTTTTCGATAAAGCATCCAATGCTTCACCGAAATTCGATGTACGCGAGGCATGGGTCAACGGCAAATCATGTTTACGCACATCAGCCCATACATTCTCCTGCG